ATGAAAGATAGATATGATAATTTCGCAGCCCTATCTGCTGCTGAATCGGAATACAGAATTATTTATGAAGAAAAAGAGGGAAGTAAATGTATCGTCCTCGCTCCCCACGGCGGCAGGGTTGAGCCGGGTGTCAGTGAGCTGGTGCGGGCATTTTCTGACCAAAGCTCAATTTATTTATTTGAAGGAACGAAGCGGTGCAATAACCGTTCTCTCCATTTGACAAGCACACGCTTTGACGAGCCCCTGGCTTTAGAAAAAGTGACCGCCCATCATTACGCATTGGCTTTTCATGGGTATCATGATCTGAAAAAGGCAAATACACTCGTCGGGGGCGCGGATCTGGAAAAAGCAAGACTGATTTGTGATCTGCTGCGTGAAGCGGGGTTTGATGCCGAGCTGACAGAGAAGAATGATCGGCTGGCAGGTGTAAATCCCGGCAACATTGTCAATCGGACAAAAAGGAAAATGGGGCTGCAATTGGAAGTGAGCACGGCGCAGAGACACGCGCTGTTCAGCAATTTTGGCTGCCGGGGAGAAAAATATACGCCAACCGATCTGTTTTTTCGGTATGTAGAAGCCGTGAAGGCCGGTTTTTATGATAAATGAACAGGGGGCCCGTTCTTATATTTACTGGAGCTATACGGTGCAAGAAGTGCTTGGCGGGCAGCACGGTGAGAACAGCGTCATGATGCAAAAAACCTTTCCTGCGATTTAAAATGCCGACACTCTGGCGGCAGAGTATCGCTAATTTTCAATAAAATACGGCGTTTTTTCTTCAGCGGCATGCAAGTGTGTCTGTCCGCTTTCATAATACACATTCGGCCGCTTGTCGGATAACAGACAAGCGAGCCGCTTCTGAAATTGAATACCTGCTTTACGCCGTTCAAACAGCTCCAGCCTTTTTTCCGCAAATGATGCCGTCACCCGGAAAGCGGCTGCGATTAAAATAACGGCATGGCTCCTTCGCTGGGGAAGCTCCATGTTTAACAGCATAAAGGTCGGCACACAGAAGTGGTACATAAAATGGTTGGCCTGAAATTCCTGCAGTTCCCTGAACAGCTTGTTCATATGAAAATGGTTGCCGGTATGCTTCAGCACATGGCACAGTTCGTGCGCAAAATCCTGCCATTGCTCTTCGGGTGACTTTTTTTGATTCAGGACGATGCTGTACATGCCGTCCCGCTTCAGCATCATACTGTGCGTATCTTCAAAATGAATCCAAATGTCAAGCTCCTTGGCAATCATCTGCATATCAATATGGAGAGGGGCGGTCATTCCCATGCGGCAATATAAGTTTTTGACGTATTCCTCAAGATGTGTTAAAAAATCGCCCAATTGAATACACCCTTTCGAACATATGTTCTTTTTTAAGCGAGAAAGAAAAGCCCTGATCGGACTTTGAATCAATTCCCTTTTCTTTTAAAAATAAACATTCAGCTTTTATATCGGCTGAAGTTAAGCAGTTTAAAGGAAAAGAGCGGATTATTTATGTTTCGGCCTGCGGTTTTTCTCTTTTTCTTTTAAATAATTAATGAATTCAATGGCCTGCTGCTTGCTTTCCGGGGAAAAGTCCTGCATGTCCCGATATGCGATCTGCAGGTCGGGATCGGCAAACATGTCTTCATCTGAAGGTTCTTTTCCGGTTAACAAATAATCAGTCGACACTTTGAAATAATCCGCAAGCTTTTGCAGCGTGTCGTAATCGGGTTCAGATCGGCCGTTTTCATAATGAGAATATCTGGCGCGCGAGACACCGATATGATTTGCGACTTCTTCCTGTGTTTTCTTTCCTCTGAGATTCTTTAATCTTCCGCCTATCATCCGAATGACCTCTCTTTTTTCAACACCCTAAGTTACTTATGATTATAGATACAAAATGTATCAAAATAAAGAGATGATAAAAAAAGTATCAAAAAGGTCTTGATGATACGAAAGGTATCGTATATAATCAACATCATAGGGATACGAAATGTATCAAAATACGATAAGAAATTGATCAGGAGGGTGAGAGATGAAGCCGATAATCATCCGTTTCAGCAGCAATCCGGCTGACCAGAGATGTTTAGGAAAAGCAGGCGGTTCGATATCTTTTACCGCTTGCGGACTTCCGGTATTCCGATTTGATAACCGATTGCAGTATGAACGCTATATAGGTCTGAAGACAAACGGAGACGTCCCTTATGAATCGTAAAAGCTACCCGTTTTTCATCTATTCCGGTTTACTGAATTCAGAACATTATGACAAAATAGGGTCCGCCATTTGGCTGTTTTTATGGTTCATCAGCTCAACGACAAAGGAACACGTAAAAGACGGTGTAAAGTGGGGGATCGTCCTTGGTCATAAGCCCGTAAAAGCAAGAGAGATGGCCGATGTATTTGCCGTCAGCGAAAAAACCGTCAGACGGTGGCTTGAGGTTTTGGAACAGCATGAATATATCAAAACCGTCCGCGCCCCTTACGGACTCATCGTCTCCGTAAAGCACTCGAAAAGATTCACGCCGAAAAAGACATTGACCCGCCCGGAAGCAACTGACCGGACAATATCGGCGGATCACCGGGACAAAAATGTCCGGAGAGAAATAGATATAACAAAAAATCATACTGCTGAAGAAACGATTAACGACATTGCCGCCCATTTTATCAGATTAAGGTCTGCACAGGAGGGGCGGAGCGTATACCCGTCGCCCCGGGATTATCAGGCCATCGCCCGTATTGTTTCCCTCGGTGCGTCAGCACAAGAAGCAATCAAATGGCTCGGCGAATGCTTTACCGCTTTTGAACAGCGGCGCACATCTTCAGCTGAAACGATCAAGGCTTTCAGCTATTGCGCCAAGTATATGGAAGACCGCTTGAATGCACGAATTGCGGGAAGGACAATCACAACAAAAAAAGAGAGGAATACGATACATGACAAAACGAACGATCGAGCAGATACTGGCCGACCTGAAAAACGGAAAACGTCCATTACTGGCGGACAGACCGGAAGAATCAGACGAAAGCCGCTTTGACTGTCCGCTCTGTAAAGATCAGGGCGGTTATCTCAAAAACCAGCTGGGAATGGATGTGTGGGTTAAGTGCCGCTGCGCCGCCGAACGAAAAGCAGAGCGCATCCTCAGCGCAAGTGAGATTACAGGCGCCTTTCGGAAGCTGGATTTCAAAGGATTTATCACGCGGGGCAAGCCTCAGGCAGTCGTCGACGCATATGAGTGCGCCCTTGAATATGTTGAAAACTTCGACAAGATTAAAAACTGCCGGAAAAACAGCATTGCCCTTTTAGGGCGTCCGGGGTCGGGAAAAACCCATCTTTTGACCGCTCTCAGCAATTATGTCATGAGACAGAAGCAGACACCCGTGCTGTATTTTCCTTTTGTGGAGGGATTTACGGATTTAAAAAATGATTTTGATCTGCTTGATGCAAAGCTTGGCCGTATGAAACAGGCGGATGTGCTTTTTATTGACGATCTGTTCAAACCGCTGAACGGAAAACCCCGGGCGACCGATTGGCAGATTGAACAAATGTACGCCGTCGTGAATTACCGCTATTTAAATCATAAGCCGGTTCTTATCTCGAGCGAGCTGGCCTGTGACGGACTGGTGCAGGTTGATGAAGCCTTGGGCACAAGAATTTATGAGATGTGCAGCGATTATTTAGTCATCATTAATGGCAATTCATTTGACGTAAACCACAGATTAGAGGGGGCGAGATAATGTGTAAGCTGTGCGGGCCGAAGAAGGTCATTGTGACGGAAACGGGTTTCGGCGCTGTCTTTCACCCTTGCCCGAACTGCAAAACAGGCACTGATTTAACGCCGGTCATTAAACGTCTTGAGCGAATGGTTCAAGACGCAAAAGCGAGGCTTGATGCACGTGTATAAATATATTAAATGGCTTTTTTGCCTGCTGTTCAGGGCGAAACGGATAGAAAAGCAAATTGAAGCATGGCATGAGGCTGATGGAAAGTGAGGATAACCATTGCAAGAAAAACACAGCCCCGCTCCATGGCGGGCCGTACACAGCGGAGAAGAAAAACCCATTTACATTTATTCCGCTTACAGCGAAGCGGATAAAGAGAAGTTCCCTTATTCAAACGGAAGGCTCATCGCGGCCGTTTTCAACTTAAGTTCATACTCTCAGCAGATCAACGCGGCATTGATGGCAAAGGCTCCGGAACTTTTTGAGGCGGCCGAAACGGCTCTCCGCCTGCTCCGGGGAGAAAGTTCTGAAGAAAAAGAAGCGTTCATAAATGAGCTCGGAAGTCTCATACATGAAGTAAACATCCTGAAAAAAACGGAGGACGTAAAACATGAATCCTAAAAAACTGACTGACATTGAACATACAACATTACAAAGCCAGCTGGAAGAAGGCAAGGTTCGGGTGATTATTATAGACGGACTGAAGAAGGAAGCATGGCTCGCCGAAGCGCCGGAGCACGGCAAAACGCTTGTCGAAACGCGAAAAGGGGATCTGGCCCGGGTCGAATATGAAATCGGCTTTAAATTGAATTAATCGAAAAAAACAGAATACGTCCAAGACGGAAAGCCTGCGGACACTGATCAATCGCGTACATGCTGCGCATTGGTTGGTGTCCTTTTTTTGTTCCGAAAAAGAGGAGGATCTGCATGGAAGACTTACTATTTGAATATAAACGCACGCTGAAAGAGACGAAAAAGTGGTACAAGCAGCTGGAGGAAGCCGATGAAACGGTGCTTACTTCAGAAGAACTGAAAGATAAAAAAATCATCAGAACGATCATTACAGATGTGGAATATGTCATCGAATGGCTTGAAAAAGGCCGGCAGCCCGGCATAAGAAGAGCGATAGACCGCAGAGACGCTTATCAGAGAATGCTGATTAAAGATCCGAGAATCATAGAAACCTATTCGCAGGCGCTGATGTTTGAACCTTCCGGGAATGTGACTGAAGAAGACAGAATCAGACTGCGGGACGCATTAGCCGTTTTAACGGATAGAGAAAAAGAAATGCTGCTGCTCCACAAAGCGGAATGCTTTTCATATGAACGGATCGCCGCCTTGCTGAATGTAAAGAAATCAACCGTACAGACGACGGTCAAACGGGCGCTTCTAAAAATACAAAAACAGCAGGAACAAAGAAATCAATCGCCTGCTTCATAAGTTGTCATACGTTTGCCACCTAGAAGTGAACAGACGATCACAAAAAGCGGCCCGATTAGAAGCCGCTTTTTATTATAGACAATCATGTCGGAGGTGGCGGTGATGCCGTAGCATGAAAAACGCAAAAAGAAAACAGGCATTTACAATCTATCAGTCTCATAAAGGCCGCATCACAAATCGCGCCCTTGCCGGCAAATCAGGCGTATCCGCAAGAACGATCGGCAGATGGAAAAAAGAAGGGCGCTGGGACGAGGCGCTTCATAAGAACGCGGAAAGCGGCGGAAAAAATAACCCGGGCGAAGGTGATGAGTTAAACGAACGCCAGCGGCTGTTTTGTCTTTATTATGTGAAAAGCTTTAACGCCACCCAATCTGCGATAAAAGCCGGGTATTCACCGGAAAGCGCGCATGTGACGGGAAGCAGGTTGTTAAAAAACGAAAAAGTCGCCAAAGAAATCAGCCGCATGAAAAAGGAAATGGTCAATAAAGTGTTTGTCGAAGCGATGGACGTTCTTCAAGTCTATGTGAAAATCGCTTTCGCCGACATTACCGATTATGTAACCTTCGGAAAAAAAGAGGTTCAGGCCTTCGGAAAATCAGGGCCGCTCTTTGACGAAAATGATAAGCCGATTATGCAGGAAATCAGCTACGTTGACGTTAAAGATTCGCACCTTCTGGACGGAACCATCGTCACAGAAGCAAAACTCGGAAAAGAGGGCATTGCAATAAAGCTTGCCGACAAGATGAAGGCTCTTGAAAAGCTGTCCTTGTACTTTGACCTTTTCCCTGATCAATTTAAACAAAAAATCGAAAATGAAAAATTAAAGCTGGCACAGCAGAAGATGGAAAAAACAGAAGACAGCCAAAAGCCGATTGACATTGTCATTACGCGGAAAGAGGAACGGTCATGATTGAAAAAGCGGTCAACCCGCGCTTTGAAGATTATTTGTTCAATTGGAATGAAACGTACCAATTTCTCGTCGGAGGCTACGGCTCGTCAAAAAGCTATCATACCGCGCTGAAAATCATCCTGAAGCTGCTTCGTGAAAAGCGGACGGCGCTTGTCGTGCGGGAAGTTTTCGATACGCACAGAGATTCTACGTTTGCCTTGTTTGAAGATATTATCGGGGAGCTTGAGCTGGGACATGCTGTAAAAGCCGTGTCTTCACCGATGCAGCTGAGATTTTCAAACGGAAGCCGGATTATGTTTAAAGGGATGGACAACCCGGCCAAATTGAAATCCATTCATCATATTTCACTGATTTGGATTGAAGAATGCTCTGAAGTGAAGTATGAAGGCTTTAAGGAGCTGATCGGGCGTCTGCGCCATCCCGAGCTTTCGCTTCATATGATATGCACCACAAATCCCGTCGGCACCTCCAATTGGACGTACCGGCATTTTTTTCGTGATGAGCAAAAAAAACGCTTCGTATTGGATGATCAGACGCTGTATGAAAAAGGCACCGTCGTTAAGGGGGATACGTATTACCACCACTCCACAGCGTGCGATAATCTGTTTTTGCCGAAAAGCTATATTAAGCAGCTGGACAGTTTACGGCATTACGATCCCGATTTATACCGGATCGCCCGCAAAGGACAGTTCGGCGTCAACGGCATCCGCGTGTTTCCGCAGTTTCAGGTCATGGAGCACAACGAAGTAACGGAGCGGATTGCTTCCATCAGGCGCCCCCTGTTTCGGACCGGCATGGATTTCGGTTTTGAAGAGTCATACAATGCGGTCATCCGGCTTGCCGTCGATCCGGATCAAAAAGAGCTTTATATTTTCTGGGAGTATTACAAAAACAAAATGACCGATGATCAGACAGCTGAGGAGCTTCAGGAATTGGCGGATCAAAAAGAGCTGATCAAAGCGGATTCGGCTGAGCCGAAAAGCATCCAATATTTTCGCAGGCAGGGCTTTTGCATGGTTGCGGCCAAAAAGTTTCCGGGCTCAAGACTTCAGTATACAAAAAAACTGAAACGGTTCAAACACATCTATTGCTCAGACAGCTGTCAACATACGATCCGCGAATTGCAGAACTTAACGTACGCAAAAAACAAAAACGGCGTTCTGTCGGAAGATGAGTTTTCAATTGATCCCCACACACTTTCAGCCATTTGGTATGCGCTGGATGACTATGACGCGGCGGATTTGAAAGATGCATCACAAAAACGGAGACGTCCGAATCGGGAAAGGAGGAGGTAGGCGTTGCCGAACTATCAAAACGTTAGAGCCACCGTCTTTAAATCAAAAATGGCCGCGCCGCAGGCAAGGCAGATGAACGAAGATCAATTTGCCGATCTGTACGGCGAAGACATCATTTCACCGCCCTATAATCTCATTGAACTGAAAACAATCGCCGAATACTCGACGATTCTTCAGCAGTGCATTGACGCGTATCGGGTCAATATTACGGGTTTTGGGTTTGATGTGGAATATACCTTTGATGTAAATAGCCCAGATTGCTCCTCGTCAAAAAAGGCCCGGGCCGAAAAAAACTGGATGAAGCTGGAGAGCTTTTACAAATGTCTTCATTTTGATGAATCGGCCGAGACGATCCTCGGATATGCGATAGAAGACCGTGAAAAAACGGGCAACGGTTTTCTCGAAGTGCTTCGGGACGGGGCGGGAAAACCGGCGGGGATTGAATATCTGGATGTGAAACATATGCGCGTCTGCGGTGTGACTGATCCCGTTGAAGTCACATTTTCATATGAAGAAAACGGCGCATCCAAAACGATTAAAAGGCAAAAACGGTTCCGTAAATATGTTCAGATGCTGAACGGTCGGAAAGTGTTTTTTAAGGAATACGGCGATCCCCGCATGATGGACATGAGAACCGGCGAATACGTAAAGACCCTGTCTGAAGAATACCGGGCAAATGAAGCCATTCACTTAAAAATCGGCAGCGGCACTTACGGAATTCCGCGCTGGGTCGGCAATATCGTCAATCTGTACGGCGCCCGGAAAGCGGAAGAACTGAATTTTATGTATTTCAAGCAGGGCCGTCACGTGCCGGCCGCCATTACGGTTGAAAACGGCATGCTGTCAGAAGCATCGTACAAAGAACTCCAGGATTATATGAATGACCTGGAAGGGGTGGAAAATGCCCACAAATTTCTGCTGATTGAGGCGGAAGGCATTGCGAAGGAAAAAGACCTTCACGGAGGCGAAGACATTACGCCCGTGTCTGTGGAAATTAAATCACTTGCGGAAATTCTGCAGGATGATGCGCTGTTTCTTGAATATGACGACAAAAGCAGAAATAAACTCCGTTCCGCTTTCCGTCTCCCGCCGCTTTATACGGGCGAGGCGCAGGAATACAACAAAGCCACCTCCGATACGGCACGGAAAATAACGGAGGAGCAGGTGTTTCAGCCGGAGCGGAAAACGCTGATTAATAAGCTCAACACGTTATTTTTGCCTGAACTGGGTCTCCACGATGTACAGCTCACATTGAAGGGGCCTGATTTTCGCGATCCGCTTGAAATTGCGAAGGTGCTTACGCCATTTATTTCCGCCGGCGCGGTCTCTCCTAATGACCTCCGTGATCTGGCCGGAAGAGTGCTCGGCAAGACGCTTGAGGAGTGGCCTGAAGAGTACTACAGCCGGCCGGTGCTGAAAGGGAAAAAGGAGCAATCCTGAAAGGGGGTGAAAACATCTCGTGCCGAGAGAATTGAGAAATGCCGTCATCAGTTTTGTGAGCTATGTCGATAAGGCGGCGAACCAAACGGAATTCTTTTTTACAAAATCAGCCGGAGGCCTTCCGTCATTTGAAAAAAAGGTGCAGGTGTTTACAAAAAGCGAATCGGATGAGCAGAAGCTTGTTTACGGCATCGTTTACGAGCCGGATGTCCCGGATGCCCATGGCGATTATATGACGGCTGAAGAAATTGAAAAGGCCGCTCACGGTTTTTTGGCGGACGCCCGCAACATCGATACAAATCATAATTTTGAAGGCGGGACCGGCGAGGTGGTGGAGTCGTACGTCGCCCCGGATGACTTTGAAATCGGGAATGCTGTGATCCGGAAAGGATCTTGGGTGCTTGTCACCAAAGCTTCCGATGAAGTATGGGATCAGATTAAAGCCGGTATCATTACGGGCTACAGCATGGCGGGAACCGCTGACGTTTACGAAGAGCCGGCAGAAAAGCAAGCCGGCTTATTCGGCGCGGTCAAGCAATTTCTCGACCGTGACCGCAAATCAAGAAACCGCAAGGGAGAGGACTTGAACAAGATGAGAAAAGAAGACGTTAGAGAATCGATTGAGCACGCGCTGCACCCGCTTTTAAAGCGGCTTGACAGCTTGGACCAAAACACGGAAGACAAAGACGGGGCGGCTGCGCCGTCTGATGAAGAAAAGCTGAAAACGCTTGTTGAGGACATGCTCGCGCCGATTATTAAACGCATTGAAGCGCTTGAAAAAGTAAGAGGCGCATCAAAGCAGCCGGAAGAAGAGACGGGCGGCCAAGAGCCTGTTAAAAAATCCATTTGGAGCGGACTGCTTTAAGCCCAGTCAGAAGGAGGAACTGTAGAGTGAGAAATCAAGATATCATCAGAAAGGCGGAAATGTCACTTTCCGCTTTAAAAAGCGGCGGTTTAATGAACCCCGCACAAGCTTCAGCATTTATCCGCATGGTGCAGAACACGCCGACCATTTTCAGCGAATCGCGTGTGATTCAAATGGAAAATGACTCGCAGAAATTTGAAAAAATCGGTTTCGGACAGCGTATTCTGCGTGCCGCTGAGGAAGGAAAAGCCTTAACTGACGATCAGCTGACCGTCCCGGCAACAAGTACGGTGCAGCTGAATACGAAAGAAGTCATTGCGGAAATTAATATCACCTATGACACGCTTGAAAATAATATTGAAAAAGACGGCCTGCAGCAGACGATCATGCAGATTTTGGCGGAGCGGGCGGCAGTCGATATTGAGGAGCTTGTCGTAAACGGCGATACATCTTCTTCTGATCCGTACTTGGCACAGCTTGACGGAATCCGTAAGCAGACTGTATCTCACGTCATTGACGGAAACGGGGAAGAGCTGTCCAGAGTCACATTTAAAAAAGGCTTAAAAGCCATTCCGGCTAAATATTTGCGCTTGCCTCAGGAATTCAGATTTTACACATCTCAAGGCATGGAGATTGAATGGAAAGACCGTGTGGCTGACCGTCAGACCAATCTGGGGGATCTTGCGGTGCAGGGCGGTTTGTCTTCAGCATTCGGCGTTCCGGTCAAAGGAGTGTCCAATCTGCAGCCGTACTCGGTCGGAGAAGGTGACTCCCAATACGATGCGTCTGACATCATTTTGACTCACCCAAAAAATATCATTCTCGGTTTTTCACGGAATATCCGAATCGAAGTAGATAAAGATATTCGCAGCCGCAAATTTATTATCGTTCTGACGGCTAAACTTGACAGCAAATTTGAAGAAGAAGATGCAAGCGCCAAAATCGTAAACGTTAAAGAATAAGACGGGGGTGGCAGTTATGTTAATTCAGCCGTCTGACGTTGTTTCATATTCAGTTTATGATCAAGTCAAAAACAGGCCGGAGCCGCTTCTAATACAGGACATTCTGGAGGCGGAGGCGGAAGCGGCCAGAATGGCGGGGCATTCGTTCACTGACCCTATTTACTCACCGCTTCCCGAAAAGATTAAGCTTGCGTTATTAAAGCTTTCTCAATATTTTGCGCTGATCAACCAGAATGAAGCAGCCGCTTCCGCCTATCAATCTGAAAAGATAGGTGACTATTCCTATACGGTGGCAGATGAAGGCGGAATCAGAAAACCGGCGGTGCACCATCTGCTCTGTGAATATATCGCGCCGGGTTATTCCCCGGTTTCTGCAAACGCAAAGGTGAGACCTTTATGAGCTACGAACGGCTGCTCACTGACAGATGCGATATTTATCATGAGACGGTGTCAGTTCCGAAGGCCGGACGCTTCGGGATTCCCGCCGAAAAGCTCCAGCCTGTCTTTTCTTATCCGGAAGTGCCCGACGCTGAAGACGTGCCGTGTCTGTTTGTTGAAAAACAGCAGCAGCTTATTCAGCTTGCGCCTGATCATAAGGTATATCAGCGGTTTCTCGTTCATTTTCCGAAAGAGGCCGCTGTGCGTGTCAATGACAAAATCATTTGGGAAGGACAGGCGTATATTCTGGAAATGCCGAAGAAAGCAAGACAGCACCATTGGGAGGTTATCGCTGTGAGAGATGACAGACTATGAGCATAAAAAACCTTGAACAATGGAATCGATCGCTGCAAAAGGCATCATCCGGAGAATTTGCCCGTCAGGCAGGCGAATGGCTGGAACAGTCAGGAGAGGATTTTCTCGACTTGGTACGGCAGGAGCTTGTTCATTCGGGAGGGATTGATACAGAAAACCTGCTGTCTTCTTTCCGAAAAGGAGCGCAGGATCATGTATGGATCATTGAAAACGGGGGACTGACCCTTGAAATCGGCACCAATGTAGAGTATGCCTCATTCATAAATGACGGACATTGGACCGTCTCAGATGAAAATGTCAGATGGGTGCCCGGGTATTTTCAAGGCTCCCGGTTCATCTATGATCCGTCAGCTTCAACGGGAATGGCGCTCAAAAAACAGTGGATCAGCGGGAATGGGTTTTGGGACAAAGCCCTTCTTTTGTATGAAACACTCTTCGCCGAATCGCTGGACAAGCGTTTCAATCAGTGGCTTAACACGTTGGGGGGAGATATCGGATGAATCGCGAAACCGGTTCAATCGCCGCTTTTTTGTATCAGCAGTGCGGCGTGCCCGTATATGAAAATGAACTGCCTGAACAATTTCAGGTACCGTCACTATACATTCCGCCCCCATTTGTTTTTGACGAAAATGATACAGTCTCCACTTATAAGAAAACGTACAGTCTGAATGTGAAGCTGTTCCATGCCGACTCGATGCAGGCGCTCTATGCAGCCGACCGGATCGCTGATGCGGTGAGAGAATCAAGACAGCTGATTCCGCTGCTTACGGAATCAGGGGAGGATACCGGTGATTTCGTCCGCATCAGCCGTATCGAAACAAGAGTCGGAGACAAAGGCGAGGCAGTGATCACAATCCGCTGGACGAGCCGCTACTACTATCAGAAACAAACATCTCCCGCACTGCGGGATGTGGACATTAACAGCGGGGTGAAAGAAAAGTGAAACAACATAAAAAGAAAAATGCCGCAGCGGCGGAACGAGCGGTTCTTTATGACACGGCGGATTTAACAAAGCACGCGAAGGAGCTTTTCGGCGTAAAACCTGAGATTCTCCAGGGGGCTTTATTCGGCGTGAAGCAAAAACAAATGACAAAAGCGCAAGCCAAGTCTTACATTGAAGCATTTTTAACCAAGGAGGTCATGCAATAATGAACGGCGGAACATTTACGCAAGGAAAAGAAAAAGAACGTGCCGGGATCTATTTTAACTTTAAAACAACCGCCCAGGAACGGGTATCGATCGGTGAACGCGGGATTGTCGCCCTTCCCGTCGCATCCGGCTGGGGGGAAGCGAAAACATTCGTTTCCATTTCAAGCATTGAAGATTTGAATAAAAAAGTGGGGCTCAGTATTGAAGATCCGTCACTGATTCTGCTTCGTGAGGCGAAAAAGAAAGCAAAAACCGTTTTGATGTACCGTCTGACAGAGGGAATCAGAGCGAGCGCCGATCTTTCGCAAGGTGTTAAAGCAACCGCTTTGTACGGCGGTTCAAAAGGAAATGACATCATCATCCGCATCAGTAAAAACGTCCTTGATCAGACCGCTTTCGATGTGACCACTTACATGGATGGAGCGGAAGTTGACAAACAAACGGTGAAAAAAGCCGAAGAATTAAAAGCAAACGGCTATGTCACATTCACGGGAACGGGCGAACTGTCGGCTTCCATCCCGCTGACAGGCACTGAGGAAGAATCCGGGGAAACGTTAAACCCGCAGGCAGGCATCCGTCTCGCGGGCGGAACTGATAAAGCACCGGTCAACTCAGACTATACGGATTTTTTAGCTGCTGCTGAAACGGAGAATTTCGATGTCATCGCTCTTCCTGTCGCGGAAAACGATCAGCTGAAAGCGACATTTGCCGCATTCATTAAACGCCTTCGCGATGCGCAGGGACAGAAAGTGCAAGGGGTGACCGCCCATTACAGCGGGGATTATGAAGGCATTATCAATGTGACTGAAGGTGTCCTGCTGGAAGACGGAACCGAGATTAAAGCTGAAGATGCGACCGCCTGGGTGGCAGGCGCAAGTGCCAGCGCCGCATTTAATCAATCCTTAACATTCGTTGAATACGAAGGCGCCGTCGATGTGCTGCACCGCCTGACTCATGATGAAGTGATCGAACGTCTTTCCAAAGGTGAATTCCTTTTCTCTTATGATGCCCGTGATAAGTCAGTCAGCGTTGAAAAAGATATCAACTCATTGGTGACATTTACGGCAGAGAAAAACAAAAAGTTCGCGAAAAACAAAATCGTCCGTGTGCTTGATGCGGTGAATAACGATTTGACACGTGAACTGAAAGCCTTAATTAAATCGAAAAAAGGCACGGGCAGCGATCTTCCTGCGACAAATGACGGACTTCAATTCGTCAAAACGATGATCATTCAATATTTGACTACGCTTCAGGATGCGGGCGGCATCGCCAACTTTGATTCAGACAAAGACATTATAATCGGGCTGAATGAAGACCGCGACGGCTTTTTAATCGATCTCGCTGTACAGCCTGTGGATGCGGCAGAAAAATTCTACTTTAACGTGGAGGTAAACTAAGATGGCATTAAAAGCGCAAAACACAATTTCAGGAAAAGAAGGCCGTTTATTTCTCGACGGAGAAGAGATGGCGCATATTAAAACGTTTGAAGCAAACGTGGAAAAAAACAAATCAGAAGTAAACATCATGGGCCGCCGCATGACGGGACATAAAACGACAGGCGCCAACGGAACGGGCACGGCAACATTCTATAAGGTCACATCCAAATTCGCCGTCCTTATGATGGATTACGTCAAAAAAGGCAGCGACCCGTATTTTACACTGCAAGCCGTTCTTGATGACAAATCATCGGGCCGCGGAACAGAACGCGTCACTCTGTATGACGTCAACTTTGATTCTGCAAAAATCGCCGGCCTGGACGTAGACTCAGAAGCACTCGAAGAAGAAGTGCCGTTTACCTTTGAAGATTTCGATGTGCCGGAAAAGCTTTCTGAAACGTTTTAATTAAGATCGGTATGAGTGAAACAGGCCTTTTTACAGGCCTGTTTTTTATAAAAAAAGAGTAAGGGAGTTTTCATCATGAGCGAAAAAAACGAACAAGTATATGATTTGTCATTCTTTATGCCGGGTAAAACAGTCGAGGCTGAGGAGATTCGGGTTCCGCTTTCAAAGCGTTTTGTCGATAAAAAAGGAAACATCGTGCCTTTTATTTTTAAAGCCATTACGACTGAGCGCATTGATGAACTGGAGAAGGAAAGCACGACATATAAAAATGTGAAGGGCAGAGGCCGCGTAAAAGACTTAGACAGCCAGCGCTTCTATGCGCGGATCGCGGTTGAATCTACGATTTACCCTGATTTCCGGTCTAAGGAGCTCCGCGACGCTTACAAAACGGCAGATCCGGTCGAGGTGGCAAAACGCGTGCTTTCAGTCGGCGGTGAGTATGCAAATTGGCTGAATAAAGCGATTGAGATCAATGGTTTTGAAGATGAATTAGAAGATCTGGAGCAAGAAGCAAAAAACTGATAAAAGATGGGAATAAGGAAGCCGTGTATCTCTATTACGCGATGCATGAGCTTCATTATTCTCCATCAGAACTGAAAGAGTTATATGAAGCACCGAGACATTTTAAGGCGCTGTTGTACGGTTTAATCGGTTACAAGCTGGACATTCTTGAAAAACAAGCGAAGAAAGGGGGAGCGACATCATGGCAAAGCTGACCGCCCGTTTTGAATTGGAAGATCGGGTTTCAAAGAAAATAAGGAAAATCCAAAATGGCTTCAGAGCGCTTGATAAATACAGGAAAATGACAAAACGCCAAAGTGAAATTGATATACGCAAAGAGAGTAAATCTGTTTTAAGAACAATTGACCGCATCCAGCGCTCTATGAAAAGAAAGCTGGGCGCACAAATGATCTCTATTTCAGCTGAAGACGGAGCCAGTGCCGTCATTCAAAAGGTGCAAGCCCAATTAGCGGGTCTGCCTGCGTCTTTAACCATTAAAATAGGAGCAAAAGACAGCGCGACAGCGGCATTTGAGAGATTGCGGGATCTGGCTGCCGGTTTTAAAGGATTTACCGTTTCACTTTATGCGTCAGACGAAGTGACCCCTGCCATGGAACGTATCAAACGCTATATGCAATCTGCGTTAAAGAACGGGTACTCTGTCACTATACGCGTCATAGATCACGTCATGAAAACAGTCGGCCGAATTTCAGCGGGCATTGATTCGCTGACGGGAAAAAACAATGTTATTCAATTATCGTTAAACGAAAAGGTGACAGCACAGCTGGCTGCAATGCAAAAGAATATGCCGGACGTCGGAAAAGCTTCTGCATCTGCTGCTCCTGCTTCGCCGAAAAACGATTTTTCAATGCTTGACTCCATTGCAGACACCTTCATGAAAAAAGTCAATGACATCGCATCCAAATTTTATCCGGAAACAATCATAGCGGAACTGGATAAATTCGCTGCAAGCTTTATGAAGAAAGCGGACGAAATCGCAAGCAAATTCAGCCCGGAGACGATTTTAGCAGAACTCGATAAGTTCACAACGTCATTCATGGGAAAAGTGGACGAGATCGCGAGCAAATTCAGCCCGGAGACGATTTTAGCAGAGTTGGACAAGTTCACGAGCTCATTCATGGGAAAAGTAGACGAAATCGCGAGCAAATTCAGCCCGGCAACGATTTTGGCAGAGCTGGATAAGTTTACAACATCATTCATGGGAAAAGTAGACGAGATCGCGAGCAAATTCAGTCCGGAGACGATATTAGCCGAACTGGACAAGTTCACAACATCATTCATGGGAAAAGTAGACGAAATCGCGAGCAAATTCAGTCCGGCAACGATTTTAACCGAACTGGATAAGTTCACAACGTCATTTATGGGAAAAGTGGACGAGATCGCAAGCAAATTCAGCCCGGAGACGATTTTGGCAGAGCTGGATAAGTTCACAACGTCATTCATGGGAAAAGTGGACGAGATCGCAAGCAAATTCAGCCCGGAGACGATTTTAGCAGAGCTGGATAAGTTCACAACATCATTCATGGGAAAAGTAGACGAAATCGCGAGCAAATTCAGCCCGGCAACGATATTAACCGAACTGGATAAGTTCACAACGTCATTCATGGGAAAAGTGGACGAGATCGCAAGCAAATTCAGCCCGGAGACGATTTTAGCAGAGCTGGACAAGTTCACGACCTCATTCATGGGAAAAATGGATGAGATCGCGAGCAAATTCAGCCCGGAGACAATTTTAGCAGAACTCGATAAGTTCACGACCTCATTCATGGGAAAAGTGGATGAGATCGCGAGCAAATTCAGCCCGGAGACGATTTTAGCAGAACTCGATAAGTTCACGACCTCATTCATGGGGAAAGTGGACGAAATCGCGAGCAAATTCAGCCCGGAGACACTTTTAGCAGAGCTGGACAAATTCGCTGATTCGTTTATGAAAAAAGTAGACGGGGTCGTGAGTAAATTCAGTCCGGAAGCCATATTGAAAGAACTGGATAAATTCACTGATTCATTTATGAAAAAGATAGATGACGTTGTCAGCAAATTCAGTCCGGAGACCATATTGAAAGAGCTGGATCATTTTACTGATTCGTTTATGAAGAAAGTCGACGACGTTGTCGGCAAATTCAGTCCTGATAAGCTAATCGACCGCGCCGAACAATTTGTAAATGACACGATTGACCGAATTTCTGAGAAATTCGATTTTCTCAATCCGGATAAGATTTTGGAAAAAGTGGAGCAGTTTACATATTCACTGTTCGGAGGCATTGATAAAAAGTTCGGCAAATTCAGTCCTGATGCGATCATCGAAAAAGCCGAGGCATTTGTTGATAAAATTGTCAGCAAGATTGCCAAGAAATTTGAGAAATTCAGCCCGGACAAAATCATCGAAAAAGCCGGGGAATTAATAGAAAAAATATTTTCAGGAATCGCTGAAAAATTAGGCAAACTCAATATCGGCGGATTATTAGGAGGCGGAACGAAAAAAGAAAAGAGTAAGGGGGGCCTTACTGCCGGCGGCTCCAACGGCCCGAAGCGTCCTGATCTGACAAAGGGTTCACAGCGCACGGTAACAGCGTCAAAATCTTCAGGAAAGTCAGCCAAAAAAACCGGTGGGGCTTTGGGGGGCTGCTGCTGCTGTACCGGAGTGACGAGGGGCAAAAGCAGTAAAGTCGAAGGGCGAAATAAATCCTCGAAAAGAGGTTCCTCCGTAAAGGAAAGCAAACAGGCATCCGTAAACACGCCGAAAACAAAAGGGGCAGGTAAAGGCATCGGCGCGCTTTTGAAAGGCTTGGGAGATTCAAAGGCGCTAAAAGGCGGTATGAAAGGGTTAAAAGGTGCCGCTAAAGGAATTCCCGGCATAGGTGAATTGTTATCACTCACTGATTTAGCCGGCATCAATAAAGATAATGCAGGAGAGAAGGTCGGCTCAGCAGGCGGCGGTCTTGCCGGAGCCGCGGCCGGAGCGGCTATCGGCAGCGTTGTTCCCGGAGTGGGCACATTAATCGGCGGCGCGGTAGGCGGCATCGCCGGCAGTTTAGGCGGTTCCAGCTTGGGAGAGGCCTTTGATTCAGGAGCTTTGAAAGACACGTGGAATGATATTTCCAAAGCGGCGCAAAGTGCTTGGACAACAATACAAGATACTTGGGGAAGTGTTTCATCCTGGTTCATGGAAAATGTATGGACGCCGGTTTCATCAGCTGTCGTCGGAGTGGCGACAAGCATCTGGTCAAATATCGTGAATGCGTGGACGACGATTCAAGGGATTTTCAGCACGGTGTCATCCTGGTTCATGGAAAATGTATGGACGCCGGTTTCATCGGCTGTCGTCGGAGTGGCGACAAGCATCTGGTCAAATATCGTGAATGCGTGGACGACGATTCAAGGTGTCTTCAGCACAGTATCCGGCTGGTTTATGAGCACGGTGTGGGGGCCCGTAAAATCGGCTGTCGTCGGAGTGGCGACGTCCATTTGGAGTAAAATCACAGGAGCTTGGGATAAAATTAAATCTGTTTTCAGTACGGTTTCCGGCTGGTTCATGGATACTGTCTGGAATCCGGTGAAAGACATGGTGAAAAATGTCGGTAAAGGAATATCAGATGCTTTCCAGACTGCTTTAGATACGGTAAAGAATATATGGAAAGGGTTAAGCGGCTGGTTTGAGAAACATATAAAAGAACCTCTTGTAAAAGTGGGAACGGCCATATCAGATGCTTTTTCTGCAGCATTCGACTGGGTGAAAAAGATTTGGGATAAAACCGGCGGCAAAATGATTTCAGGCATAATGAACTTTGTCACAGGAGGCGGCGGAGATAAAAAGAAAAAACCGGACAAAAACGCCACAGGAGGCTACATTACAAAGCCGACCATTTCCTGGATTGGTGAAGCCGGTAAAGAATTTGTCATTCCCGTCGACAACAATCGCGGACGCGGAAAGATGCTGCTTTCACAAGCTGCGTCTAAGCTCGGCATGCGTGTTGTCGATGATATGGGCGCGGCTTCGGCTCAGTCTTCTGCTGTTCCGGCGGGAGCGGGCGGTGTTTCTTCTTCTGCATCTGTGTCGGCCGCAGCGTCTGTGGATTCTTCCGGATTTGCCGGGACGGCTTCATCACTCGGCAAACAGTTTACTGAAGGCTTTGACAGCGGAATCAGCAAAAAAGCGGTGGATATGGACGGCTGGAAGGAAAAAAACATCGGAACGCCGTTCAATGCCCTCATTTCGTCTTCATCCGGTTACGGAAAGCAAGTCGTTGCGGGCTATGCCAAAGGTCAGAATACTTCGCCGACGGGCACCGATTCATTTTTAAAAACAAAGGTGAAAACACCTTATCAATCGGCGGTTAATCAATCGTCATCATGGGGCGCCGCAACGGTGAAAGGATATTCGGCCGGACAGAATGCAAAAGATACGGGAACGTCGCAATACGTAAGCACACATATCAATAAACCGTTTGTGCAATCAAGAGATTCCGCGAACGGCTGGGGGTCAGGCCTGATCGGACACTTCGTATCAGGGATGACTGCAAAAGGAAGCGAAGTCAAACAGGCGGCCAAAGATATGGCCAAAAAAGTCGAGGACGCATTCAGGGAAGAGCTTGATATTCACTCTCCTTCCCGTGTCATGATGAGCCTCGGGCGCTTTGCTTCAGTCGGCGTCGTCAAAGGGCTCAGCTCAGTTGACGTGAAAAAATACGCCGAAAAACAGGCAGGCTCGCTTGCAGCAGCCTTTTCCGGCATGGGTGCAGCGGGAGGAAGCGTCAAAGAGTGGCTTTTGGCCGCAATGAAAGCAACCAATACGCCGATCAGCTGGCTTCCGGGATTAATGACGATCGCACAGCATGAGTCAGGCGGCAACCCTAATTCCATTAATCTATGGGACAGCAACGCCAAAGCCGGACACCCGTCACAGGGGCTTATGCAGACGATTCCAAGCACCTTTGAAGATCACAAAGCGCCGGGTATGAATGATATCAGAAATCCAATTCACAACGCCGCTGCCGCTATCGGCTATATTAAAAGCCGATACGGCTCGATCAGCAATGTCCCCGGGATTAAAAGTATGGCTCATGGAGGCCCTTACGTCGGTTATGCCAATGGGGGTCTGATTACCAAGGAGCAGATCGCCCGTGTCGGCGAAGGGAACAAACGGGAGTGGATCATCCCTGAAGAGCGGGGCATCCGCGGCCGTTATCTGCTGCAACAAGCCGCTCAAGCGCTCGGCATGGAAGTGTCCGATCCGTCCCAGACGGAACCGGCGGCGCTTTCAGCCGGCACGGTTTCCGCAGCCGTTAAAGGCGGCGGACAAACCGTTCAAAAAACGGGAACAAAAGAAATTAAAATCGAATTCAGCGGCGATCAGCATTTCCATAACGGACAGGACGCCGACAGCCTCGCCGCCAAAATCAAACAGGCGCTGATTGATGAACTGCAAAAAGACATTTATACCGGAGCAAAGGGGGCCGTTGCTTTTGACTAAATCTGTTTACGAATTTTGGCTGTCTCAGGGGAAGGACAAGCTCCGGCTTCCCGTTCTCCCTGAAGCGATTGATATCGCAAACAGCGTGCAGAATGATTCCGTGAAAGTCACCGGACTTGGAGAGGTGACGTTTATCGAAGAACCGGGAGCGAAAGAAATTTCGTTCTCTTCTTTTTTTCCGAAACGGTACAGCCCGATTGCCGAATATCAAAGCATCCCTTCGCCGGAAAAAGCCATTTCAGCCATTGAAGCATGGATGAAAGCGAAAAAACCCGTTCAGTTTTTGATTACAGGGACAAAAATCAATGTCACATGCAGCATTGAAAGCTTTAATTACAGCGAAGGTGACAATGAAATCGGCGACCGGAATTTTGATATCGTACTGAAAGAATATAAAACCGCTTCGCCAAGAAAAATCAAACAAAAGAAAAAAACGAAAGCGAAGCGCCCGTCCAAAGCCTCACCCAAAACATATACCGTTAAAAAAGGGGATACGCTTTGGGACATCGCCGGCAAATTTTACGGAAACCATACGGAGTGGCGGAAAATCTGGAACGCGAATAAAACCGCCATGATTAAGCGCAGCAAACGGAATATCCGGCAGCCGGGGCATTGGATCTTCCCGGGGCAGAAGCTGAAGATACCGCAATGAAACGGGTGAAAAGATGATTGAACTATTTGTCATAAAAGAAACGGAGTGGCTCGAGCTTGTCACAGAAAGCGTCACGCTGGAAGGACACAGATATCAGGCGCCCCGCTCCATCGAAGCGACGATTGTCGTAAAGCAGGGCAGCCAGACGTATTACGGTGTATCGGAGGGGGATACGGTTTTGTTCAAATGGAACGGAAAAGAACTGTTCCGCGGCGTTGTTTTTGCAAGAACGCCCGATGAGCATACCGTCGCCTTCACCGCATACGATATGCTCCAATATCTTGTGAAAAACCAGGACGTTTACGTGTTTTCCAACAAGCGCGCCGATCAAATATTAAAAAGGATCGCCAGCGATTTTCAAATTCCCGTCACATCCATTGCCAACACAGGCCATACCATTAAATCACTCGTTTTTAAAAATGATACAAGCCTTTACGATATGATACTAAAAGCGTTAAAGCAGACAAAAAGCCAGACGGGGCGCAATTATCAGCTCTATTCAGAAAAAGGCAGGCTCGGCTTGCGTGAATGGCCGGAGCCGTCTGACATATGGGTGCTGGAAACAGGAGTTAATATCACAGGGTATCAATACAGCACCTCAATTGATGACACCGCAACCCGTGTCGTCATGCGGCTGCAAAAAGACAATAAAACGATAAAGGCTTCCGCGTCAGACAGCGCGGGCATGAAAACATTCGGCGTTTTGCAGTATACCGAAACGGTTTCTGACGACATTAACGAAGCCCAGCTGAAACAGCGCGCAAAAGTGAAGCAGGCTGAGAAAAAAGGCGTTAAGAAAGAGCTGAAAAATATACAGGCGATCGGTATTCCCGGGTTGGAAAGCGGATTGCCTGTCTATATCTCAATTCCGGAAATCGGGCTGAAGAAAACCTATTATGTAGATACGGACCGCCATGAATTCCAAGGAACAAAACATACCATGACGATTGACGTCACGGAGAAAAATTCACTTCCGGAGGGGACATCCTGATGAGATTAAGTGATGCCATTAAACATTTAGCCGTCGGAGCGGTTGACGCCGAAGCGCCGGTGGAGCTGATGCCGGCCGAAGTGACCTCCGTTTCGCCGCTCGAGCTGAAATTGAAAGATCACGACAAACTTTTGATTCCGTCTGATGCACTCATTGTGCCGAAGCGGCTGAGATCCGGAGAAGATGATCAGCTCCAGGCGGGAGATCGGGTGATGACCGCCGCCTTAACAGGAGGACAGTCTTTCTTTGTACTGGACAAAATTTAACCGGCATCCGGACGGAGATGTACGAGAATATCAGCCTATTAAAGCCGCTTCATCTGCCGAAGAGGGCTTTTTTACATGAACAAATCTAAAAGGAGCGGGTGCAATGGCCCTGACACCGGAAATCGAATTTGAAGATTTGGAGGATGCGAGTGAGGCCGTTGAGACTTCACAAACCTACCGAATTGATTTTGAAAACAACCGGATTACCAATGAACTGATAAACGGACTGGACGCAATCAGACAATTCGTCTATATCGCTCTTCACACAGAACGGTATTCATATTCGGTTTTCAGCCATGATATCGGAAATGAACTGCAGGAAGTGCTTTCAGATCAGAACACGACGGATGCTTATAAAAAAATGGAGATTCCAAGACTGATAGAAGAAGCCTTGCTGTATGATGACCGTATTTTGGCCGTTACCAATTTTGAGATTGAGAAAAAAGATGATGCCTTCATCGTCTTTTTTACCGTTGAAACTGATGAGGGCATGCTTGAGATAGAGGAGGTGCTGGGTGAGGATGTTTGAAGCTCAGACGTTTGACGACATTATGGACAGAATGCTGGCGCGCGTTACGGCGGATATTGATATGAGAGAAGGCAGCGTCATTTACAATGCGCTCGCGCCTGCGGCTGCTGAGCTCGCAAAGTCTTATATTTGGCTGGATACCGTGCTGGAGCTCGTGTTCTCCGATACGGCTCAGGGAGAATTTCTGGACAGGCGTGCTGCTGAAGCGGGAATTGAACGAACACCTGCCACAAAAGCGGTCAGAGCAGGAGAATTCACAGCGGGCATCACCATTCCGCCAGGCTCCCGTTTCTTCGTTGATAACCTGTATTTTCAATATACGGGGGATGGAACGCTTGAATGTGAAACAGCCGGTGAAGCGGGCAATGCCGGCATTTCAGGGCAGAACCTGCTGCCGCTTGATACGATACCCGGGCTTGAGAAAGCAGTCGTGCGCGATATATTAATTCCCGGCCGTGAGGAAGAAGACGACAACAGCTTAAGGGCGCGCTATTTTACCCGTGTCCGCCGGGAAGCAGTCAGCGCAAATAAACAGCACTATAAACAATGGGCCGAAGAGGTTGACGGCGTCGGCAGGGCGAAAATCTTTCCGCTTTGGAACGGAGCCGGAACGGTGAAGGTTGTCATCACAAATGCGAATTTGGAACCGGCATCAGATATTCTGATCAAAAAAGTAAAGGATTATATTGATCCGGACGAAGGGCAGGGAGAAGGACAGGCGCCGATCGGAGCGGCAGTAACGGTGGAAAGCGCCGTATGGAAGGAAATCGAAATCTCCGCTTCCGTGCTGCCTGAGCTGAACAGCTCGATCGATGACGTGAAAGCGGAGATTGAAAAAGGCGTCCTGAATTTATTTAAGAAAATGGCTTTTGAAGAAAACACCGTCCGTTTATCACAAATTAACAACATCGTTTATAACTCGGCATCCGTCAGTGACTACGCCGATATCAAAATGAACGGTGCGGCGGAAAACCTCGTGCTCAGTGACGTGGAAATTCCTAAACTCAAAGAGGTGACAATCCTTGAGCAGACTCGATGAGATGACGGCGTACCTCCCGCCGTTTTTAACCCGATTAAAGGAGATGGCACAACTGCTTGAGGCGGAAGCTCCCGAGTTTGAGCGGCAGAATAACGATATTTTCGATTTGACAGATCAGCTCTTTATCACGACGGCGACGTGGGGGCTTGAACGCTGGGAAAAAATATTAAAAATACCGCGGGAATCAGGTGACACGGAGGATATGAGACGGCTCAGGCTGATTTCAAAGATGTCGAATATTCCGCCCATCACACATCAAGCGATCGAGCAGGCGCTAAACCGTTTTTTAAAACATCCGTCAGCTTACGTTCGGATGTTTCCGGGGCAGTATCGTTTTTATGCCGATATCGGGCTTGATGACCTGCAGCACATGAACGAGCTGATTGAAACGCTTGAAAAAATCAAACCTGCTCATTTGGCGTATACACTGAGAGCCGCATTAAACGAAACACTGGAAATCAAAGACCGGGTCATTCTCAACAATCGGAGATACCGAAAAGTCAGTGAACTGAAGGTCGGTTATTCCGTCACACTCAACAATAACGAGGTGGTCTTACCATGATATCAGCCGCTTACAGACAGCGTGCCGCAGCCGATCTGAAAAACAGGATCACAAAAGTGCTGTTAAACGGAAAAGAAACTCCGATTGCGGACATTTCCGTAAAAGATGCCGCAGTCACCGTTCTCACTCGCAGGGAAGAAGACATCAAACACATTGAAACCGTGCAGATGCTTGACGAAACAGGAAGCGTCATCACAGAACGAAAAACAAATTTAGATCTCAGCAATAACAGAACGCTTGATTTAAGATTTACCTTTGAGGTGGTGTAACGATGGCTTACGAAGAAAAAACAGACTGGCTTCCGGACGATCCGATTAATGAAGATGACGTCAACCGCTGGGAAAAAGGCATAAAAGACGCCCACACGGATCTGGCGGCCCATAAAAACGACATGAACAACCCGCACAAAACGACAAAGGCGCAAATCGGCCTCGGAAACGTGGACAATGTCCAGCAGGCAGCAAAAAAAGATTTTGATCAGCACAATCAAGATCTGGACCGGCATGTGACGAAGGAAGAGCGCCAGAAGTGGAATAACGGGCAATTGTCTAAAATGACAAAAGATAATGGCTCCGCTTTTATTGATATCTCTGACGGACAGGATTTTCATCAGACCGCTGCCAGCCAGAATAAGACCTTTACTTTCTCAGCGGTTGCAACTGGAGTAAATACCCCGCCTAAACCGTCAGAGGGTATATACCTTTATTCTTCAAAGAATAACGGAGAGGCGGCCGCTTTCTCAGATGACGGGGGATTTTGGAGAAAAACGCTGAAAAACGGCATCTGGACGGAATGGATGCCATTTGAAACAGCTGCCGGAGCACAAGCAAAAGTAAATGAGCATGCCGACAAAACAGATCTTCATGTAACCAAGTCTGACAAAGACAAATGGAATGCAGGGCAGTTATTCAATCTGACTGACAATGACGGGAATGCTAAAACGGTAACGGAAACAAATTTAGACAATATAAAAACGTCCGGTATCTACTATATATCGGTTCAGCATACGGAAAATAAGCCTGCGGAATACGGACAATTAATTGTAATGCAACGAACCCGCGGAGCATCACCGACGTTTGTCCAAATGTTTATAGACACAGTGACCGCCGGAAATCCCATATACGTCCGAAGTTTTAGCACTAAAGGCGTATGGTCGGAATGGAGCCAAAGAGAAACAGATGCAGGCTCTCAAGCAAAAGTAGACGCTCACGCTAATAAAAAAGACATCCATGTCACACAGGCGGATAAAAATATGTGGAACGGGGCACAGCTTTCGAAAATAACAAACGATAACGGCGGCTATCTTCTTACAATTGGTGATGATGATAACTTTCTTGAAAAAATCGTTAAAAACGGCAGGGCGTTCGGCACCTTTTATTCAACCGGCAAAGCGGCAGACAGTCCGAGCAGCGCTTCGACCCGCGGCATGTTTCATTTTACCTCTCTTGACAGTGAGGGAAAGGGAACGTTTGGGTATGTCATTGCCGTCGATTATAAAAATAATATGTTCACGAACTATTTGGATTTGAACTTGGGCTGGCAGGGCTGGCGTCGCCTCATTACTGAACTTGATACTGAGAATGTACCTTGGATCAATGTTCCTTATAAAAATGGCGCTAAATCAGGAGACAGGCCGCTTCAATACCGCAAAGTGGGAAACACCCTTCACCTGAACGGACACGTTCTTACGGACAGAGAAGTGGTATTCGGGAGTGTGCCATCCTCTTGTGCGCCGGCCAAAGGCGTTGTGACGATGGTTGCAGCCAGCGGCACCACCGGTTACAGCAAATTTATTATTTATTCTAATGGAGATATGAAGCTGACGGGAATTATGGCCAATATAGAAAGTAATGTGAACGGCTATTATATTGACCTTGTTTTGGCACTCACGTAAAGGAGCGAGAATATGAAATTAATATTTCCGTATGACAATAACAACATTTATACAGGCACTCCGGTTGAGCTTTATCCGGATTCTGAGACAGGAAATTATATGCTGCCGCCTAACGCTGCGGACTTTCCGCCGGAAATAAACGGCGAAGGCATGTGGCGCCCATTTTTTGATGAAGAGAAACAAGAATGGGTGGAAACCGCTGACGAAGCATATAAAGACAGCTTAAAAAAAGATACGGCTCCCGATTCAAACCAGCTTGCAGGCCTCGGCGGACAGCTGGCGAATGAGAAATTGGCCAGAAAAGCAGCCGAACAAGCGCAGCAGTCACTCGGCAGGCAATTAGCGTCTTTAAAATTAGAATTCTTAAACGTAAAAGGAGAATGAAAAAATGAAGAGACTTAACTTTTGGGTTTACGCTTTGTTTTATAAGTGGGCCTCAATAGAAATGGTCAAACAAGCTATGGGCTATGATGACTGCTCTGCCGAAGATCTGGCTGAAGGTGTGGCCGCGAAGTATATCACGCCTGAGGAATTTCAAGAAATAACGGGTGAAACATACGAAAATTATAAAAATGCTGTGTCATAAGCCAAACGGCTTTTTTTATTTGTCATTTTTAATAAATGAGAAAAGGAGGACGGCCGATGAAAAAGCATTCATTTGAATTTCCCGCCGATCAACTTGGCAGACCCGGCGCCGTAAAAGCTTATCGCGGTAACAAAAACGATTATGTCACACCTGTTGCTGATTTGTCCGGAATGGCAGAGCTTCTTACCAATACGCCGCTAGAAGCGATTGAAGTTTACAGCCAATTCGGACAAGACCGTTTAGGAGCCGTCTTAATAGACAGAGTACAGGGGTGGGCTTATTCGGACCGCAGCGGAACTCTTTTTATCGAAGAGAGCGAGGATAACAATTCGTGGACAGCTTCACATTTTGTCGCAGTCAAAGGCGGAGTGCTGACCGCTTCGGGGTGGGTCTGCCTGACAAAACGATATTACCGGTTCCGTTTTGAAAACGGAAATCAAAAGCAGTCCGAATTTGTTTTATACCAATCTGTCGGTACGGGCGGTGATATGGCGTTTTCATATACAGACGTGATTTTTCATGAAAATGCAGCAGAGGCGGGCGAGGGAAGCATCTTCTCGGCGGGCGCTTGGAAAAAACTTCTCGTCGAAATCACCGGCACGGCTGAGTCGGGCCATGTCGCGTTTTGGGGGAGATCCATCTCGGGAAAAAACGTGCCGATCAGAGGAATCAGGTCTGATGACGGGACATCAGCCGCCGGTACGTCAGGCACAGAAGAAGTGTGGTCATTTGATATTGCCGGCTTTAAGGAAATCGTCATGGAAATCCAGAGCATTTCCGGCGGGAGCCTTTCTGTCAAAGGCACGGCATTTTCGTAAGAATGAAGCTTCCGAAGGGAGGTGAGAACAATGTAAGAGGGGGGAGCGGAAGTGCTTCTGGATGAACAAGCGGTGCAAAAAGAATTCGCAGGCATCAAAGGTGAACAAAAGGTGCTTGAACAGCGGGTAGCCGCATTAGAGCGGGTATCCGACCGGCAGGATCAGCAAATCATGACGCTGAATGAAAAACTGAACAAAATTGACGAAAACACAACATGGATTAAGCGGACCATTACAGGAGCGATCGTGACAGCAATCTGCACGGGCGTCATTGGCGGAGCCATCGCCATCATGTACAATCTGCTGCAAAAGTAAGGGGGAAACCAATATGAAATTCGCGGACAAAGGCACGGTCGTCAGGACGGTGCTTCTTTTGCTTGCTTTATTGAATCAAACTTTGCTGATGTTCGGCAAATCGCCGCTGAATATTCAGGAGGACCAGGTCAGCCAGCTTGCAGATACGCTGTATGCCGCCGGGTCGGCCGTTTTTACAATCATAACGACTGCCGCCGCCTGGTTTAAAAACAATTACGTTACAGCAAAAGGGAAAAAACAGCAGGCTTTATTAAAAATAAACAATTTATCGAAATAGGAGAGATGAGAATATGGTAAAAATCACACAGGATTTTATCCCGGCAGGAAACAATAACCGCCCAGGCTATGCAATGACACCGATTTACATTACGGTGCACAATACAGCCAATACTGCAGTCGGAGCTAACGCCAAAAGTCACGCAAGCTATGTGAAAAATCCCGATACACCGACAAGCTGGCATTTCACAGTCGATGATACGGAAATTTATCAGCATCTTCCGCTGAACGAAAGCGGCTGGCATGCCGGTGACGGAAACGGGGACGGCAACCGTAAATCCATCGGTATTGAAATTTGTGAAAACGCAGACGGCAACTTTTCACAGGCCGTGGCAAACGCCCAATGGCTCATCCGCACATTAATGACCTCGCACGGCATCCCGCTTGCAAATGTCGTTGCGCACAAGCATTGGTCAGGAAAGCTTTGTCCGAGAAGACTGTTGGATACATGGGATGAGTTTAAAGCTGGAATCGGTTCTGGGGAAAGACAGACGTATACCGTCCAAAAAGGAGATACGCTGTCAGCGATCGCGCGGAAATTCGGCGTCAGCGTGGCCGATCTGCAGAAATGGAATAACATCGCTGACCCGAACCTGATTAAAGTCGGACAAGTACTGATCGTCAGCCCGCCGGTTGAAGCACTGTATTCTCTTCCGGACGAGGTGATTCAGCTGACAGAGCCGTACACGTCCGGCGAAAAGGTATACCAGGTGCAAAACGCGCTCGCCGCGCTTTATTTCTATCCTGAAAAAGGAGCTGTCAATAACGGAATTGACGGTATCTACGGTCTGAAAACCGCAGATGCCGTGGCCCGCTTCCAATCTGTAAACGGACTGACGTCTGACGGCGTCTACGGCCCCGCTGTAAAAGCGAAAATTCTGATGCAGCTTTAACAAAAAAGGCTGAGTCCCGTTCACATTGCGGGATTCAGCCTTTTTTCTTTTTTAACCGGTTCAATAGCCTGAGATTCCTCGCCCGCATCCTCAGCGAATAAGCGGAAAGCCCGAAGCGTCCGTAATCCACAAACTTTACGCGCCTGACAATTTTCTTCACATCATCACCTGTCGCATCTCTTTGTTGGTTTTATTATATGAAAGATAAGGAAAAAAGGAATAAGGACAAGAGCCGTGTCTCCTGTCCTTAGTGTAATCAAGCTTTTTTTTGTTTATACTTGTCAATCAGCCGCTCGTTTTCTTTGAAAATTCTGGCGGTATGAGGGCTGACCTGGTAACTTGCGATACTTGTCATTGAACGTTTTTTAAACATTTTGAACGGTTTCGCTCTTTGTTCCGGCTGCCCGTTTTGAAATGCCTGCTCCAT